TTACAACGTCTTCTTTAATCTTATTGTAAAGGTCAGTTCCTAAATACAACTGCGCGTACTTGTCTTGCGACAAATAAATTGCAGGGTACATTAAAAGCGGATCAACTGAGCCGTTAATCCAAGTATATTTCTTGATGTAGTTTTCGTCAATGAGTAGAACTTCGGGTTGTAGTGCCATTGTAGTTTTTATTTATATTTTAGTGATGCTCTGTTTGGCATATCGTTAGGACGTACCGCTTCTTCGCCTTTTGGGAATAGTTCGTTTGCTACTTTTCCTGTTACAACAGTATCGTTCTTCAATCCGTCGTTAGGTAAAAACTTTCCGTCTTTTCTTTTGCGTACAAATACCTTTCTGAACCACGCATGTCGGCAGTAGACTCCGCCCTTAAAAATGAACAAATTATAACTACTTTGCCCTTGTGGTGCGAACTCTCCGTTTACGCCTGCGTCACTCATATCTTGAATATCTTCGTAACGAAACAACGCTCCTTCTTTTGAAAGTGCAACCATTTCTTGACAGAAATCACGCGTTACAATTTCTCCGTCTTTATATGTGAAATTCTTTGAATAGTAGTAACGTACTTTGTAAAGTCCTGTGTCTAACGTGTCTTTTTGGTCGGGGTTTGAATAACCGCGAACACTCATAAACTCCGTACGGTATTTTTCTTCGCCTTCTGGATTAGTTACTTCTTCGTCGGAAATCAATTCCCATTCTTCTTCGTTGATATATTCAGCTTTCTCTTTAAGATAAGCCAACCACAACGCGCTATCTTCTTTGCTTATCTTGTTTTCAGCAACCGCAACTACTTTTTTTTTTAATTCGATTGCTTGCGTTGTTGGTTCAACAACTTCTGCGTCAAAAGGCGAATTCATTTCGATGTTTATTTCTCCCAAAATAGGAGTAAAAACACGCTCGATAATTCTTTGGTATGGTTTGATTACTTGGTTGTTGAATATCTCTAAACCTACCAACATTTCGTCTTTGTTCGAACCGAATCCTGTTGTGTCGCGTATGCCGTGAATCAATGGTGAAACAACACGGTGTCCAACCATGATTTGCTTCGCTGTTTCTTCGCTTAAAAACTGATATTGTTTGTCCGCGTCCGACAAAGGGAACGCTTCGATTTGTGGAGCGCGTGCTGGATCTTCGTTGAAAGTCATCAAGAACTTCCCTGCGTTATTTGCACCGCTCAAACGTGTTTCCCATTCGCGACGAATAGCTTCACGTTCTTCTTTCTGCGGTATTCCGTTTAAAAAGTTAATAATAAATGAAGGGAACAAACCATTCAAGATATTATTGACGTGATAAAGCCCCATTTGGTAGCTCAACTCAACGTAGTTCAACGCTCCGAAGTAGTCGGGTTTAGGATAATAAACACTTCCCGCAGACATTCCGTGCGCGTAAATAACTTGACGCGGTTGTTCTTGCGCGATTGAAGGATTAAACGCGGGTATAAATTCGGGTTTACCTCTTTTGCTTCGCGTGTTCGCCCAATCTTTCGAATAGAAAATTCCTGTAATATCGTCTTCTTCACGGTCGTATGCAAGGCGACAGTTCTCAAAAGGCAAGTGGTTTATTTGTACAACGCGTGTGAAGTCCATTGACCAAATTACTTCAGCAACAAATGCGCCTTGTAACTTTAAGTCGAAAGAAATTCCTTGCAACGCATTGTCAAGAATTGTTCCCGTTCCTTTTCCTTCAATCATATACGCGATAGAATTAACTAACGCGTTGTGTATTGGTGAATTGTGAAAGAGATTCAGTAAATAACTTGGGTATAAATTATTAGAACCGTAGTCAATCCAACCGCTTCTATTTTCTTTTTCAACCGCTTCAACTGGCTGATATAATGAAAGATTAATTGATTGTATATTGTTTTCCATTTTATGCGCCTGTATAAATTACATCTACGGGAATCGTAGGTGTTGAAACGTCAAAGTAAATTGTTCCGTCTTGTAAAATCATTAACCCCTTTTCAACCATACCAACGACGGACGCATTGGTTGGGTTTATATTGCTTGCGCTGTTTTGACCATATACTTCGTAGTGATAGCGTCCAGCATCGGTCAAACCAACGGTGGTAAGTCTTATTTTAGTTACGCGTTCGTTCTCGTTGATAACGGTCACTACTTGCGCTAATTGTTCACCTGTCATTTCGTAAGTCATAACAAGCAAATAATGAGTAAAGGCAACGTTAAAATACTGCCGTCCTTCGTCTAACGAAAGCCACGCGTACTGATTCGCTGTGTTTGTATTTAGATAAACCATTCTATCCTTTACTTTAATATAAAATTACAACACAGAGGGACGCGTTGCCCCTCTATGTGTAAAAGTTTTTTAATTAGTCAAGAATTGTTGAAGGCGCACCGCTTAACAAATAAGCACGTTTAGCAGCTTCGTGAGTGAAGGCCAAAGTGTATTGGTTTGCGTCACCCAAAGCCGTTCCTGTTCCTGCAGTTGCAGTTGAAAGGTCTGCTCCGTATTCGTAACCAACAGCCCACCAATTTCCGTTTGTGTCTTCAACGAAAACAATCACGCGTGCTTGCGCAACGTTTTGCAATTCCAAACGCTTAGCACTTGATAATTTGTGCAACATTACATTTACTGTCTGCGTGTAAAATACTGTTCCGTTGTCGCGGTTGAAGTTAATTGTTTCTTCGAATGATCCTGTTTGAGTAGGTAGTTCGTAAGTAAACAAATCTCCTAAAACTGCGCCATTGATTGCAGTAACAACTTCACTTGCATCCAAAGTAAATGAAGTTACGTTTGTTTTATCAACCAAAACAATTTGTTTAATACCACCCAAACCATCTTTGCAGTCTAGGGTCATTCCGATACTTAGCTCACATGCCATATTATTAGTTTTTTATTAGCACAAAAGAGGAGCGGTGTTTAAGCCGCTACCTCTATTATGCAAGGGTTAGAATGGTTGAGATTATGCAGTATATTGGTAGAACGCGATTTCGTCACCGAAGCCGTATTGTACACCTGCGAAGAACTGAGCAGAGAAACGAACGTTTTGTGAAAGGTCGTATTGGTACATATCCAAAACTGCTACGTTGTTCCATTGGTCAAGTAAGTTGGTTCCGAACCATAAGTTAGACTTTTGGTACATAGCCATTGTGTCGTCGCTCATTCCTGGACACTCAACGATGTCGTATTGTCCCTGCCAAGTCATCTTAACAGTTTCTCCTTGATACAAGTAAGAACCACCGCCAAGACCTAAGATTGCAGTTCTGTAAGCTTCAGCAACGTTTGAAGATACTGCGATTACAGGCTTCTCAGTAGCACGACGAACGCGTGTTGGTAAAGTCAATACTAAACGAGCCATTTCTTCGATTACGTTAGTCGAGTCGATTGCAACAGGTGAAGAAACGTCAAGAACAGAAGCGTCAGCCAAGAACAAAGTTTCGAAACCTGCGTATTCTCCAGTTGTTGCGTTCACACCTTGCCACATTACGCGCTCGTTGTTAGCAGCGATTCCTGCCATAACGTTTGCAATGATAGCCTCAGTCAAAGAAGCATGAAGCTCGTTGTTTTGCTCTGAGCGCGATTCCCAATCTTTTAAGAAATCATTTTTACACAAATTTCTCTGTACTTGGAATTTTTCCAAAGTCAAAACACGCTCACTTAATGCAACAGTTCCAAGTGGAGTGAAGTCACAAGTAGGTGCTTCGAAAGTGATGTTGTCCACAAGACGACGAACAACTTGTTTGTAGTCAATGTTTTCTTTGAAAGTAACAGCAGCCAAAGACTCGTTACTCAAAAACGCAGCGCGGATATATCCAGCTGCCGCAGTACCAGCAAATGTTGAGCTGATAGGGTTAGGTGATAATGTAGTAGCCATTTTTTATTGTTTGTTTTTTTTTATTTGTTTAAGTGAAATACGAAACGCTCCTCAGCCGACATTTTAGCGTATGGTTTAGAAGGTGCGGTAACTTTTGCTTGCTTTACTTCTTTGATAGAAGACGCTGCAGGCTGCGCGCTTAATTTTGTTACTTCGCTTGAAAGTTCTGCGTTTGCTTTCTTAATTTCAGAAAGTTCGCTTTCCAACTTTGCAACTAACGACAAAAGTCCTTCAACTTCTGCGCTTAGTGATTCCTCAGCAACAACCTCAGAAGTTTGTTCTTCTTCGATTACTACTTCAACCTCTGGAGCTTCTTCTTCCATTGGTTTCAATTCAGCAACAAGACCACCCGCAACAACAACTGTGATGCCTTCCGCTGTCTTGTATTCTCCGTCCATTAACTCGACGTCGTTGCCGTCTGCGTCTTTGCCGAATACACGAACACCAGCCGCCCATGTGTCGCTGTCTGTGTAGATGCTTGTCCCGTCCTCTAAGATCGCTTCAACCATTTGCTTCACCTCAACTACTTCTTCAGCAGATAGGCTAACATTGTGTTTTGCGAATAGAGCGTTTACTTTTTCTCGTAAATTCATAATTCTGTTAATTGTTTGTTTGAATAGGATATATAAAACAATGTAGATTTGTTTCGTAATTCGATTTTTCATAAGTTGAATTTGATTTTTAGGTTTGAACGGGGGAGTGATTACCCCCGTTTTTTTTATCCTAAATTGTCAAGAATAGTATTCAGTACCTTCAATTCGTCTTCGCTCAATCCGTACGTCTTAAAACCCATTTTACCGCCCTCGTTGGTTATCTTCGTAAGCGCAAGAAGAAACAGGTTTGCGTCGTCGTTGAACAATTCAACTTTTAGAAACCCCCCTGCTTCGATATTCATTATTCACTTTTTAGAATCAATTCTAATTCTTCAAGTAAAGAAGGAATTTGTTCGCTCAAATACATTTCTTTCTCAGCTATAAAGTTTCCTTCGATTGAAAAGCCAAGAACCTCTTTATTTTGTATTTGTTTTTTCACCTCTTCATTCTCAACTTTCATACAACCAAACCACGTTCCTTCGGGAAGGTCGAAGCCGAAGTTCTTAGACTTGTCGTTTTCACCTTCAATGATCCACGTTTCAACAAGCGAAACACCGTCCACAACTTTCGCGTGTTCAACCGTTGCGTTGTTTTGGTTTGCCTGCTTCAAGTAGTTGTAAGCAATTGCGCGAATAGTGTCCTTCGAATACTTCACATAGTATTCCTCGTCCGTCTCGTCGTTACGTCTGTAAATAAGTTGGTCGGGAATAAGCAACGCTCCGTACAAAAGACCTCTAAAATCTTCTTTAAATTTCACGTTGTGTTGTTCGCTTAGTGCTACGAAATCAACACCAATTGCAGGTTGTTCTACGACAGAAATAGCGTAAACGCCAAGAAGCCCAGCGTCGTCGATTCCGTATTCAATAACTTTTATTTTTTTCATATTGTTTATTTTTTAACCGCCAAGACGCGATTGGTTTTGTATTAATTGTTGCGCTTCTAAGTTGCTGCTCACTTGCGTTCCAACGACGTAAGCCTGGACAGGTGGTTGTTGTTGGTTTGGTTGCATACCTAAGAACGCAAAGTTCGCAGGCGAAGGAGCTTGCGTACCACCGCCACCACTCGACGAGCTTACGCTACCACTACTACCGCCACTT